TTGATATTTCTGGAAATTCTTTAAGTTTTCTTAATTTATATACTAAAAAGGTAATATAGCATTTTAATTCATTATTTTCTAATCCATATAAAATATCTATAAAATATTGATATAATTCTATACAAGGATATGTTTTATCTAAACATATAATTATATCTTCTGGTTCTAGTACATTTTTACAATTTCGAGTACATATAAGTTTCCAACAAGAACATTTAGTTTTATTAGAAGTAATGATATTTAACATATCTTTTTTTTTATTTTCTGATATGTTTTTCCAATCAATACTTATAATTAACTTAGTAATATATTTAGAATGTCCAGTTAAATAATTACGATTTATATTAAGAAAATTTATTTCTTTTCTATTAAAACTATGTGATGGTAACTTATATTGAATTTCTCTAAAAAATGAAAAGTAATAATATGCTATTTTATACCAAGATTTACAAACACATGCTATTTGATGATAGTCTCGTATATTTAATGGCAATTTTTCAAAAATTGAGTTAATTTTATGTAGATCTTTAATTTCAGTAATTTTGATAAAACATTTTAAGCAGACACGTTCTTTATTAGAATTCAAATTAAAATAGTCTATATACATGCCAATATTAAGCACATTTTGATTTTTAGGAACAGTTTTTATATAATTAGGTATTTCTACCCAAAAATCCGAACATTGTTTACAGAATATTTTACCACAATTGCGACAATGATGTTTTCTATTTAAAAAACTAAAAATCTCTTGGCAATTATAACAACTAATGACACTTTTATCATCAACCCAATGATATATAGTTCTTTCGCTTAATTCTAATATAGATTTTATGGGTTTAATAACACTTTTATGTTTTTTATCTATAATCATTGAAATAGATATATCAGATGATTTTTCATCATTCATATTACTATGTAAATTTATTTTTTTATGTATATTTAAATGAATATATTTTCTGAAAATATAGTAATGATAGATTTACCATATTTCGAAGATATATTGTATTCATATATAAAGTATATTTTTAATACACTTTTTCCACCTATGAAAATGTCTTATAAAAAAATAATAGTGTATCTTAGTTCATTATTGCATTTAATAGGAACAGTAATGATATGTTTTGGAATTTTTTTTCCAAAAAAATATTTAATTATTTATCTAATATATTTAATTTTTATTGCAATTTCATATCCCATTTTTAAAGGACACTGTTTTATGACACTATTAACTAATAAATATAGTGGTTTAACAAAATATCCACTTCATATAAGATTATCAAGTGCCAAAAAAGCCCTTATTATTAATATATTAATTACTATTATTGGAATTTTATATCCCAAATATTCTCTTTATTCTATATTTTCAAAAATTTTTTCAGATTAAGGGTTATTCAGGAACACTATTATTTAAATTTTTCAAATAATTAAATTGGTAACTATTAACTAATATCTCTGTAATATCCTTACCTATACCAAAATTATATAATTGATCACCGATATTTGACCATGTATGACCATAACTTGACACATTTAATTTAAGTTCCAAATTGATTGATTCATTTCTTTTTAATAATAAAAAATTATTTCCATCTGTTAATTTTACACTCATAATATTTATACTTGACTATTTACTTTTAAATAAAATTAATTAATATAAGAATATCTATATTAATTAATATAAGATTATCTATATTAATTAACATCTTTTCTCTCTAATTTTTTCTTTTTTGCTATTATATTCCAATCAAATATATAATCGTATTTGTAATTGTTTTTAGACATAATATTATGAAATAATTGAATAAGATAATTATAATTTGGTGCTTGCTTATATCTTAGCAATCTTACATATTTCATATAATATAATAATTCATTTGGTATATTTGAACATAGTTCATTCAATGAAGTATTTCTTTTGACTGAAAAAATATTTTTTAATCTTTTACTTTTAGTAGATCCTTTTAAACCTTGCCAAGGAAGTTTTTTTTTTAAAAAATAAATAAGCATATATCCTAAAGATTCTAGATCATCTCTCCTACTTTGGGATATACCTTTATGATTTCTTATACTTGAATATCTGAAAGAACCTGTAAAACTACTATTTTTTACATAATCCAAATGTTCATTATTATTGTCAATAAATTTTTTAGATAATCCAAAATCAATAAAATATATAATACCCTTTTTCTTTTTTGTTCCTATTAAAAAATTATCAGGCTTGATATCTCTATGTATAAAACCCTTATCATGTATAATTTTAATATTTGATAGTAACTGAATAGCAATCATACAAACCGTTTTTAGACAAAAATTTTTATCACAAAAATTAAATAAGTCTTCGAGAGTTGGTCCTAAATAATCCATTATTAATATGTTTTTATTATTAATACTACCATACCAATATGTTTTAGGTATACCAGAATTTTCAGACAAGTCTTTATAAATGTTATATTCAAATTCAAGTCTTGAGTTTTTTTTCTTTTTTTCTATTTTAATAGCAACTATACTATTATTTTTAGGATTTATTGCTTTCCATACTTCACCAAATGACCCACTGCCAATTTTTTTATCAATATAATAGTTTTCTTTAATAAATTCAGGAATATCCATTACTATAATATATTAGTAATTAAAAAAATATCTTAACGCAGAATATTATTTTTTGTTTAAGTAATTTATTTAATTTTTTATTAATAAAATAAATTACTTGCTTAAGTAATCTATTTAGTTTTCATTATCTTCTATAAAATCATATGATTTAGTAAAATATTTTTTTTTCTTGGGTTTATGCTTATTAGTTTCCTCCGTATCACTGTCATTTATTTCTAAAAAATCATAACATGTTGGTGTTTTCTTTTTTTTTACTTTACTATCGGGTATTAAACTATCGTATCCATTTTTTTTATATAAAAGTAATTCATCCCAAAAATTTTCAATAATTGGGATATTATTTTTCCACCAATATTTATTTCTATAAATTGGTATACAAGAATATTTATTAATTTTCCAAGGTATAACTCTACTGAATGTTTTAAGATTGTCATTTAATAATTTCTGTTTTGTTTTATGAACCCAATTTTTGTGTTCTTCCAGGGACAACCCTAAATCAGCATAAAAATATCCATGTATACTCCATGGATTAGTTTCTCCAACATTTTTATATTCTAAGATAAGACCCTTCTCTAAATTTTCACTTGTTTTTGTAAAATTTCCATTAAAATTATCTTCAACAAATTCATTCCAAGAATATTCAACAATTTTACATTCTAAAAAATCACATCTATTTAAATCACAAACTTCTAATTGTTGTTGCATTTGAAACCAATAATATATAGGAGGTAATCCTAATATTTCACGTTGAAATGGAGCTTTAATTTCTACCATTACGCCTTCTTTAGTAATACCATCAGGAGAAGCTCTAATAAATGAGTATTTAGGATGTGGTATTGATCCATACTCTTTCAATATAGTATTATTTCTTTTAGCATAAAGTTTTTGAATTACTTCTTCAAATTTAACACCATGTAAACAATGAATGCTTATATTTTTATTAGCATTTGGATCAATATAACCACATTTTTTAAGAATAAATTTTTTTTTGCTACAGAAAGGGTTTTTATTAAATACTGTAGCTAATTCACTTGCTCCAATACTATTCATTCTACTTTCAAACCATTCTGCGCTTCTTTGTTCAGGTAATACTAATTTATTTATAAAGTCTAATTGGTTTAATATATTATTTTGTTGACTAGTGTCTAATTTGAAGCTATATTTATTATTCAAATATTCTATATTTTCAAATATGAGTTGTTCGATAATTTCAGCATAAAAATATTTTGATTTTTTTTTATCGTAAATTTGTTTTAAGATAAAACAAGTATAAGATACTAACTGGTCTAATAATATAGGTGAATTTTGTGTATTCATATAATCATTACAAATTTCTTTTATTTCTCTATTTAGATTTATAATAAATATATCATTTAGCATTTATTATTTAAATTATATAATATTATCAAATTAATAATAATATTATCAAATTTAATGTTATTATTTAAAAAATATTATATATCTATATTTAAATTTAAATGTCTAAAAACAAAGACATAATTATTTCTAATACAACACCCGCTGTAATTTTAAAAAAAGATAAAATAGAATATAATGATAATTACTGTAATGAATGTGAACATAAAAACATGAATATAGAATTATGCGATACAGATCAAGATATTAAGAAACCCGAAACTAATTGTAATAAATTTTGTAATAAATTAAATAATGTGTATAAATGCGTTAAAAATAAATTTTTATCTAATAATGTAGGAAACAGTCCTATAAAATTAAAGGAAAATAAAAATATTGAAGTTGTTGTTTTATAAATAAATTTGATATAAAGCTTACATTTCTAATATATTTAGGATGAATTCTAATTTCGACAAAGATATTGAAGATATTAAAAACAAGATTAATAAATTAAATTTAAGTATAAACGATAAAAAAGATTTGGAAAAAATAATCGATAATACCAATATTAAAAATATAAAAGGTAACGTATATGCTTTATCACAATTTCAATATAAAGTATCATCATTAAATTATAGAAGAAATTTAAGAAAAAATATCGGGAAAAAAGAAGAAGATATAAATAATTTAGATAATATGAAACAACTTTCTAAATTTATTTCAGAAACAGATTATAATAAAAAATGGAACAAATTAGATAATTACCAGAAGAAAAAAAAAATAATACAGTATGTATCTAATCTAGTTGCAAGTGGAAAAATTAATAGTTCGTTAAAAGAAACCTTAAATAATGAATTATTAAAAAAACTTAAAAATAATAAACTTAAATCATCAAAAACTGTTAATTATGATATGGATAATTTTAAAATAGAATCTATAAATATATTAAAAATATTACCAGATAAAAAATATGAATTTAATTAATTATTAACATTATATGATTTTTATTTAAAAATTTTATAATATAGTTATTAAATGGGTAATTCAGAAAGTATACTTAATAATAATAATAGTCATGAAAAAAGTTTTTATAATACTAAATATAATTGGGTCCCTTCATATCCATTAATAGAATTTGAACAGATTACTTTAGATAATTTAAACAAACTTATTAGCAAATACGAGGATAACTTATCAAATTATATCGATTTAAGAGTAAATTGTCCACCAGTATTAGATGTAGGGTTAATACCTATTCATCCAATAGCAACAGTATGTTCAATGTTGAATTATCTACTTAAAAAAAATAAATTACCAATTTTCCCTCCCTCTAGATTATTTATTTATCATAATTGTGCGTATTTTCCGGAGATAAAATCAATACTTTCATATGATGTAATATTTAGATCTATAATTAAATATGGGTTTTGTTCAGAAATAGATTTCGAATATACCTTGGATAATTTAAACAATTCACCAAGTAATATTAACTATAAAGTAGCAGAAGCTTTTAAATTTTTAGAAATATATAGAATTGATAATAATATTAACCTATTAAAAATAATGTTACAAAATGATATGCCTTTAATTATAGGAATAGCTCTTTATTATGATCTTAAAAAAATAGTTGATAAGTTATGGCTGCCTGATTTTAAAATTGATAAAAGAGTAGGTGGTATAACCGGACTTATTGTTGGGTATGTGGAGGATAGAGAAGTATTTATATTACAGTTATCGTATGGTAAAAATTTCGGTTTATCGGGATATGTATCAATACCGTATGAATATGTTTTAAATAAGTTATTAGTACCTGAAATATATTATATTGATTTAAAAAAAAATAGAATTGAAGGATTTATTACCCAAAGAAGGGAAGTAGTATCATTACAGGCAGATATTCGACAAAAACCTAATGAAAAATATGCGAATGTACAAACGTTATTTTCATAAAATTAACATTAGTATTTAAATAAAATTTGATAAAAAGTATTTAAATATTAATTTTTATTTAAAAATATTATATTTCTATATGAATGATACCGACGTTTGGGATATTTTTAAATCATTAACAGATATTGATGAAAAAAATATAAATAATATAAAATGTGAAGATAATATAAACTGTGTCAACAATACAAATAGTGACGACAATACAAATAGTGACGATAATTTTAATAAAGATTTTTGTGAATTCTGTAAAACAAATACTTTAGCATATGATGATGGTAAATTATACTGTATTAAATGTGGTATTTTTCAACAAAAAAGATTAAACCATAATGTAGAATATAGGTATTATGGGGATTCGGATAACAAGTCGAGTAATCCCGAAAGAGTGGGAATGCCAACAAATTTCCTATTGCCTGAATCATCATTAGGATCATTGATAGGGTTTAGTTATAGTAATAATACTTGGAATTTCAGAAAAATGAAACAATATAATTCATGGAATGCGATGCCTTATAAGGAAAGAAGTCAATGGAAAGTATATTCGCAAATAGCAACATTATGTAAAAAGGGTGGATTACCAAGTATAATTATAGAAGAATCTAAAACATATTATAAGACAATAAGTGAAACTAGTATATCTAGAGGATCTAATAGACAAGGTATTATAGCAGCATGTGTGTTTCAAGCTTGTAAAAAAATAAAAGTTCCTAGATCAGCAAAAGAAATAGCAGGAATATTTAAAATTGAAATGCAGGATATGACACATGGGATTAAGAGATTTAAAGAAATATGGAGAATAAGCAATAGTCATAAATTAAAAATAAGAACATCTAACCCCCTAGACTATATTGATAGATTTTGTTCAAATTTAACAGTCCCTGCTGATATTAAACATATTTCGGAGTTTATTGCAGTGAAAGCTAAAACAAGTATAAGTAATTTAGTAGAAGATAATACATCACCTTCAATAGCCGCTGGATCAATATATTTAGCATGTTCCCTATGTAATCAAAATATTACTAAAAGACAAGTATCTATAGCATGTAAAATATCAGAAGTTACTATAGCTAAGTGTTATAAAAAATTATATCAAAACAGAGATAAAGTTTTTCCCAAATCAGCATGCTTAAAATATAATGTAACATTGTGATTATATTTATAATGAAAAAATATTATGATGAATGAATAAATATTATGATGAATGAATATCTTGATAATATTTTTTTAATGATTTTAAAAAATTTATCTGAGGGGTAAAACATATTAATCTTTTTGATTTTATAGCTTGTATAGAATCCTTTAGTGACATATTACAATATTTAATTAAATAAGCAGCTATTATACAAGCTGATCGTTGTTTACCTGCGAAACAATGTACTAAAACTCCATTATTTAATAATAAATTTTTATTAATTAAATTACTCGAATTATTTAAATATGTATACATTTTATCAATTTCTGAATCTTCTAAATTATCATTTATAGATATTCTAATGTTAGTAGTGTAATTTGAAAAAAAAGGGATGTCCTTAGAACAATTAATTACAATTTGAATATTATATTTTTCAAAAAAATTATTATTTTGTGCGCTCTTTATATTTCCTAACCAAAGATTAGGTATAATTTCACAACAAGACATTAATATTAATTAAGATAATTTTATAGTAAATTATACAATTAATTATATTAACATATATTATATATTATATATATAATGATTAACGACAATTTGAATCTATACGATAATCATCATAATTTATACACAATAGATGATATAAAGATGCTCGAAAATTTTAATAATTTAAGTTCTATGCCAATTATTCAACTTAGTAATGAAAACTTTAAAAATGGGACATTTAGAATTATAAAATCTGGAATTTATAAATTAACAGAAAATATAATTTTTTCACCAAATAGTAACATATATACTTCATTAAATTGTCACGATTTATTGAATGTTCTTGATAACTTTCATCCAACTGAGTCACAAAAAAGTGACTATCCAACACCACCCTATCAGTTTGGTTTTTTTGCGGCAATCACTATTGAATGCGATAATGTAATTTTAGATTTAAATGGATTCAGTATAGAACAATCTATGTTACATTATATTCATCAACGTTTTTTTTCATGTATTGAGTTAAATAAATCACCTTTTATAAAAAAACAGGGCCCATCTGATTTTGGAGATGCTAAAGGGATAAATGGAGATTTTCCAAATAATATATATATTAAAAATGGAATTTTAGGTAGATCTTCGCATCATGGTATACATGGTAACGGTAATAAAAACGTCTTAATAGAGAATTTAATTATTAAAGATTTTGAAGTATGTGGAATTGCTATTAATGGTGGAGAAAATATTATATGCAGATTTATAGATTTACCAAATTCTCTACAAAATGTTCCTATAAATTTTTTATATTCAAATTCATTATATACTCGTAGATTTTTATATCAATTATGGGATCATGATCCAGAGGCATTTATAAATATAAATGGTGAAGAAAAAATATTTGTTAAGGAGGTTATTTGCCAACTTCAATCAGAAATGATTGAAAATGTTTATATTCCTTTATTAGAAAATCGAGAAATTAAATCTGAATTATTCAAAAATAAGAGCGATTTACCAGAAGGTAATATATATGCCTTGGTTTTTAATGGGTTAGGTGTTGTTGTTAATGATTTTATAGTTGATAATACAGGAGTATTGGGTAATAAAAATATAATCATACATGATATCAACATAAAAAATATAGATTCATTTCCCAGGGAAATATTAGGACTAACTGACAGTAATGGTCTACATAAAGGTACAGTGGGAAATATTATGCCCTATTTAATAGTAACAGATATTGATAATGGAAATATATATAAGTCTAATCCAGTAACTAATGCAACAGTTATCCTATCAAAATATAAACAATTAGATACTTTATTCAATATTAGATCGAAAAGCTTGAATATTCCTTTATATATGATAAACGATTGGTTTGAGAAGAAAACTGATATAAACCAGGTAATTAAAAATAATAATCTAAAATACGTAAACTTAAGAGATCAAATGGGACATTATATGAAGGGAAATATAATGCTTTTTATATCAGGTGCTACCAATACAAAACTTAAAAATATAAACTTAAATAATATTAAAAATTCTGGATTAGAATGTGATTGTGAAGAAGATAGAATTCAAGATTATAAATATATTTTTGAAAATAAAGAATACCCAAACTTTAATTTATATTATTCAGACTATAAGGGAGATGATATAGTGGCTATTTTAATAGCTGGTTCAAAAAAT